GTATTATAATGCCTTACTTTGCCCCGTATATTGATGCAGCGGGTTTACACATACCCATATATTTAGATCTTGAAAATTATTTTGTCCAACGCGCACGCGATATCTTTGGTGCTGACATTTATCTTGAAAATGATTCTCAAGATTTTCAATTCATAGCTGCTATATCACAAGCAACATATGATACACTATTAACTGCTCAATTAGCCTATAATTCACACTCTCCTATTAGTTCCATCGGAACAGGATTAGATGCTATTTGTGATATTACAGGGATTGCTCGGAACGGTCAAACATTCTCAACCGCTGATGTTCAATTAACTGGAGATCCATTTACAACTATTATTAATGGAGTAGTTGCTGATATCAATGGTAATCAATGGAATCTTCCAGGAACTGTAGTCCTTTCAGATGTAGGTGAGAATACAGTTACAGCCACTGCTCAAGTATCAGGGCCTATTTTTGCTCAAGCAGGACAGATTAATATTATTGTTACTCCTACTGCTGGTTGGGTGAATGCTACCAATCCATTAGACGCAGTTCCTGGGGAGTCAATAGAAACTGATTCCCATTTAAGGACACGTAGAGAGCTTTCAGTAGCTAATCCCTCTCAAGCTATCACAACAGGTATTTTAGGAGCTGTACTTGAAGTTGCTAACGTTGTGAATGCTAATATTTATGAAAACGATACTAATGACTTGGTTTATAGTATTAATGGGGTGATTAATCCTGATCTGTATCCTCCTCATTCAATCACAATGGTAGTTGAAGGTGGAGATGAAAATAATATTGCTTCTGCAATTGCATTGAGAAAAACAGCAGGAGCATACACAAATGGAGATATAATTGTACCTATTATTGATCAATACGGGGTTTCTACTCCTATTAGATTCTTTAGACCTATTAATACATTGATTTCAATTAGTATTACTGTTTATGCTTTACAGGGATTTAATTCTGTCATTGGGAATCAAATCCTTACAAATATGATTAATTATGTTAATTCATTATCATCTGGAACTAATATTATCATATCTGAATTGGAGCAAGCTGCTTTAGACGCTATTACAGATCGTAAAAAACCTACATTTTCAATTCATACTTTAGGAGCTGCTATTACTCCAGGGGCTCCAATTAATCAAGATGTTGTAATGACATTCAAACAAAAACCTATCACTAATTTAGCAAATGTATTGATTACTGTAATATGAGTATATCTGATTATAATCAACTTATTCCACCGCCTAATTTAGCTCAACCTAAATTTATGGCGTGGGTACAATCTCATTTTTCTGTGCTTTTAGACTTTCAGCAGAATCTTGAGACAGTGTATCAAGAGTTTTTAATTGATACAGGTGTAGGTGTACAGTTAGATGTATTAGGTGATATCTTACAAGTTGCTCGTCAAGTAACTTTTGTTCCAGGTGGGAATATTAGTCCTATTCTCCCTGATGATTTATATAGATTAGTATTAAGAGCAAAAGTTCTAATCAACCGTTGGGATGGAACAACTAAACAAATTTATGATTTTTGGAATAAGTATCTTCCACAATATACAGTTATCATTATTGATAACCAAGATATGACAGAAACAGTTTTAATTTCTGGCATGCCTAATGATATTACTGGAATTAGTTTATTTGGGTTTGATCAAAATGATTCTTCTGTATCAGGATTTGATACAGGTTATTGGGAACCAGTTAATAGCTTATTGCGTGATTTAGTTTTACATTTTTATCTTCTACCTAAACCCGCTGCTGTTAGAGTTAATTTTGTCTTCCTTGATAGTCCCTTATTTGGATTTGATGAAGATAATGACTTTATCAAAGGTTTTGATGAGGGTGAATGGTTAGAAATTCCATAATGAGGTTATTAGATTATGCCGGGTAGTTCAAACTTTTTACGTTTTAACCCTAATGAAATTAATACGATTGATGACAATTCATATTCATTGAACGGTCAACGCCTTGGAGGCTTACAAGGTGGTGTAGCTCCTAGCGCTATGCACAACAAAGTCTATTTACAAAATTCCACAATGGTAGCAGCAATTGGACAAGTACTGGCAGATTTAGGTTTTACAGTATCCGATCATGATTTTCCTGGTTTAATTTCTGCATTATCCACTGTTTTTGGGTCTACTCCCTCAGCAATTTTTCCTAAAGATTATACAGCAGGAGCGCCCCCTCAATGGTTAAATTCTGATGCTATTGTACTTCCTGCGGGTCTATCCCAACGTACAACAGATAATACAGCAACTTTAACTCTTTCAGCGGATCAAACGGTTAATTTAAGTGTTAATGGAGCTAATGGATTAGATAACGGTGTAAAGTCTCCTAATACTTGGTATTATCTATATATTATTGGAAAATCTTCTGACAATACTGTTGCTGGTTTATGGTCAACGGTTAATGAATCCAACAGTGGATCTATTATCCTGCCTTCAGGGTATGACTTAAAAGCTCAAACTAAAACCGCATGGCGCGTCAATGGCAGCAATACTTTAATGTATACTAACATTGCTGGGGGATGGCCTTTTCAACCATTAATGATGTATAACGAGTCAACTAGTAAATTTAATACCACAACTCCTTTAACCGTTTTATCTAGTGGCGCTTCAACTTCATTTGTATCTGTTAATTGTAATACATTAATCCCTCCAGTAAGTGGAGTAGGATATTTTTCAATGGGATTACACAATCAAGGAGCTAGTGTAGGAACAGCTAATATTCGAACTACAGGCTTTGCTCATAATGGGATTCAATTTGAAGGAAATGGAGGTAGTGCTTCAGCTATTGTGATGGACCGTTATTCAGGTTTATATGAAGTTGACTCATTACAACGTCTTGATTATAAAGTATCTGGAGCTGCTAGAGCTGGTATTGATGTAATGGGTTATCTGATTACGGAGATTAATTAACATGAAAATGTATCTTGCATTAAAAACTAATCCTTTTTCATTTCTTTCTTTTGGTGACTATGAGCAATCTCCTCCTTATCCGGCACCTGAAGGATATGAATGGGTAGAAGGGGAACTACCTGAAAATGCTTACCCTACTGCACCAAAAGAATTTATAGTGAGTCAGGAATTAAAAGCTCTTTTTGATACACTCCCCATTGAATTAAGAGTATCTTTTAGTCCTATAAAAGCTGCTGTATTTCTTGAGTTACAAGAAGGAAATATAGATTTAGCATATGCAATTGTAAGAGCGCAAGTAGTTGATCAACTCTATGAGCAATTACAATTAGATATTCTAAATAAAATTGAGGAGCTAAAAGTATGAGCTTCCTACCTGATTCAGAAGATATTATAGCCTTGAAAGAGCTTATTAATAGTCCTGGGTTTGTAGTAGGAGCTTGTTTAATTAATTTAGGTATTTTAGTTTATTTTTTAGTCATCCCAATTCCAAGTAAATTAGATGAACTGATTATTGCTGTAAAATCGAACTGTAGTCAAGGAGTAGCTTATGAAATTATACGAAGCGATCGAATTAGCAAAGTCCCAAGGTAACACAAGTTTAGTAGAGGAATTACAAAAATTGAATCCTACAAATAACGAAGTTTTAGCACAATGTGAAATTAAAATGAACGCTACATTAGAAAAATTTGAGGGTGAAAAACAAGAATCTAGTTTACCGGTAGAAACTATTGTAATTAGCTAATTAAGGAGTTATTTTAATGCCTTTAGTAAATACTGGTCGTAACTTTTTATGTCAAGCCTTGATTAATGAGTCTGGTCCCCAGTTTTTTAACAACTCTAACTCTTATCTTGGCGTAGGCGATGATGGCACTCCCTTTGATGTTACCCAAACCGATCTACAAGCCGTTGGTGGAAGCGGTAACGCTTTCCGTAAAGGTATGGATGTAGGCTACCCTCAACGTACGTTGAACGCCGTAACCTTCCGTTCCTTGTTTGCTACCACTGAAGCAAACTACGCTTGGGAAGAATGGGGTATCTTTAACGCTAACGTGTTGGGTACCATGCTTTCTCGTAATGTTGAAACTTTGGGTACTAAAACCTCTGCTCAAAGCTGGCAATTAACTGTAACTTTTACTCTTGTAATCGCTTAATAAACGCTACTCCCCAATAATCAGATAACTAGCCCCTAGCATTAATTTGTTAGGGGCTATTTTTTTGGAAGGACTGTATAAAATGATTGTAAACCGTCTTGCTATTAATGCAGATCAAACAATCGACAATGTTACTAGTAGCACTGATTTTGTAGATGTACTTACAGTAGATTTAACTCCTTCAGATAATACAGATTATTTAGTATTATTTTCTGCGTTAAATCATTCGAGTACAGGAAAACAAGCCGCTCTATCTTTTGGCGATCCTGATACTGGTAACTTTTTCGCTAACAGTGTATTTACATCATCTATTGATTCTGTCAATTTAAACTTTGGAGGCTTTAGTGTAGCCTCATTTGGAGTTTCTCCTAGTCCTGTTACTTATCGTTTACAACAAAATGCTATTACTTCTGATAATAGTTCTACTTGTTCAGAAGGTCATATTTCTTGTATTCCTCTAACTTCTAATGATAAATTTGTTTTAAATAATACTGATGTCACTATTGATCTTGATGATACATTTGCAAATGTTACTACTATTGAGTTTACACCTACTACGCCCGGAAAATATTCAATTCTTATTCACGGTGAGTTTGCAGCAGATACAGTAGATAGTCTGGCTATAATTAGAGCTAATTGGGGATTATCAGGCGTATACTCTAACCCTACTGGAGAAATTAATTTAAACCTGGATCAAATTGATGATCGCTTGGGATGGAATCTTATCTTTGAAATTCCTGAACAAGATCCAGGTTCAGTCATTGATATCAAGATTGAAGCGAAAGGACTAGTACCTTCCGGGGCTTCCTTGCCTTCAAACCATATCGCAATCGGAAACACTACCATTATAGCCTTACGCCAAGACCAATTTCCTAATGTTTACTACTCTGAGAACCGTGGGCAAGAGAGCTATAATACAGACACTGCTTTCCAAGATAAAGACACCCTCACCTCAACAGTACAAGACGGGCAATTTATCGTTATCGGCAACCAATATTTTGGTGCTGATAATAATGCGAATCTAGTTGAAACTCAATTTTCATTAGATACAGATGTACCTCCTACTATATTTAGTGTTCCTAATAATGATCCTAGTTTTAGGGGTCAACACTCTGCTTTAATATCTAAAACAGAAGAATTAACAGATATTAACTTTATTTCTAAAGCTAGAACTCAAAATACAACGACTACAGTTATTTACAGTAATGGTTCATTTTTAGCTCTCCAAACTGGAGGAGTATATGAAAGTTCCGATACTGGTAATGTTAATAGTAATGACACTAGCGATCTGTCTATCACTACTAACATAGATAATAATGATCTAGGTGAAATTAATAGTAATGACACAAATACTATTTTAGTATTTGTTGATAGCTCAGATACAGGAGAAATTAATTCAGTAGATAGTAGTTCTTCCAATATTACTACTATTGTAACAGATCAAGGTGAAATTGATAGTAATGATAACCGTATATTATTAAGTTTATCTAATCTTAACGATAGTGGAGAAATTAATAGTACAGATACTTCTGTTATTTCAAATGTTATTACTTCATTAGATTCTGGTAATATTAATAGTAATGAAAGTATTACAATTGAAAGTTCCTCAAATTTAAGTTACAATAGTAGCATTAATAGTAATGATAATGCATCTTCATTATTAATAAGTACATTATCTGATCAAGGGACTATTAACTCTACAGATACTGTAGAATTAGTAGTTATAGTTAATACATCGGATAATAATGGTATTAATTCTAATGATGTAATTACTAATTTAGAGCCTATATCAAATCCTGTTGATACAGGAGCAATTAATAGTTTAGAGTCGATTGATCTTTTAGTATCTATTAGTTCAAATGATTCAGGAAATATTAATTCTTCTGATGTATCATTATTAAATGTTGATGTAGTTACTAATGATAATAGTGGAATAAACAGTACAGATACAAATATTATTTCTATTTATGTAGATACTACAGATAATGGAAATATTAATTCTACTGAAAATGTCTTTATTGATAAAAATTTAAATCTGAATGATATTGTAGCTATTAATTCTATAGGCATAGCTGAATTATTTGTTATTGTTAATAGTTCTGATTTATTTGAAATTAATAGCAATGATACTAGTGATATTTTAAATACTATTACTACAAATGATAGTGGAGAGATTAATTCAACAGAAACAAGTAATATATTTACTACTTTATATCTAACAGATACAGGTTCTATAGCAGGCTTAACAGCATTAACAATTCTTTCCTCTTTAGAATTATCTGATTTAGGCAATATAAATAGTAATGAATCTGTTAATATTTCTAGTTACATTAACTCCAATAGTATTGGGGCTATTAACTCAAATGATAATGCATCTACTTTTATTACTTTAGATAGAACTGATCAAGGAAAAATTAATAGCAATGATACTACTATTAATTTCATTATAACAACTATTTCTGATACAGGACAAATTAATAGTCAAGACGTTAGAGATATATTTGTACCTTTAACCTCTTCTGATCAAGGTGATATTAATAGTGAAGATCAAGCAAATAGGACGCTCCCAAAAACCTCTAATGATTATGGGTTAGTTATTGGGGGCTTCATTGTCAATCTATCTGTAAATGTTGCAGTTAATGATAATTCAGAAATTAATAGTATTGAATCAAATCAAAATTTCTCTGTAATTCAAGTAACTGATCTAAATACTATTGAAGGGGTTACTACTGTTGATTCCTCTGGATATGTACCATCATTAGCTGCGCGTGCGTATCTAACTGAATTCCCAGCAATTATTGAAGTTCCTGATATTGATCCTCAACGTTACTTAATAGGGACAGAAATAAATCCAGGGGTTATATTTAAAGATGCGCGTCAACATGCTATTACACCTTCCACTGTTAAATTCCATTATCGTACCCCTGATAATGTTTTACATATTCTCAAGTACGGGGTTGACCCTGAAATATCCTTTAACTATTTCACCAAAGAATTTAAAATGTCTTTAGTCTTGGATCAACTAGATGAATGGTCTTACCGTTGGGAAGCTACAGGCTCATATGTGGCTGTAGGTGAGCGTACCCTAACGGTTCTACCTTCTTTAGTGGATTAATATACAAAACATATCTTAAGTAAGGGACGAGAAAACGAGAAACCCCCTATCTAGGTCATCTAGGTAGGGGGCTTTTTTTATCTCTTTATTGTCAAACCATATCATTACAAGGTGTAAGAAATATTTGCCTCTCTGCTTTTCTTCTTCTGGTTAGGCCAGCTACAACTTGCTTACCAACATGATCCCATTTTAAAAATTCATTTGCTGCTTCTTCATAAAGTCTTTGGTTTAACTTTTTAAGAAGGGTAGAGCTATGAAAGGCTTCAGTTCCAAGATTAAATATAAATGAGATTAATGCAATTGTATGATTTAAATTGATAGGTGAATGTACATATGATTTAAGTTTTAAGAATCTAGTCTGGATTTCATAATTTAGAATTGATCTTGCTTCAGCTACAGTAATCGTATCTCCTTCTTTAACTTTTCGATTTCTATAATAAGTAAATCCATAACCTAGAGTCCAAACTCCTCCTACATCTTGATAGGCTTTATCTCTAAAACCTTCAAAACTAATAATAAAATCTGAAATAGGTTTTAATTGAACATCAGTTAATTCTTTCATTTAAAGATTTCCTATCCAAGGTTGATCTAATATTCCAACTAAATCATCTTTATCTTTTACAAAAGCAATTAATACACTTCCTACGGTATTGCCACTACATTTTTTTTTGGTGTCAGGGTGTAGGAAGCTGATACGTTTAGGCCAGATTAAACGAGGACGGTTATAATCAGTAATATAGGTTCTAAACCATTCTGTTTCTTGATTTGAGGGAACCAGCATTACGCCTTGCGCTTCCCCTTCTTGAAAAACTTGATTAGCATGGCGAAGAAAAGCTTTTACTTTATCAAAAGGAGGATTACACCAAAAGTAATGGTCGGGGTTTAATGTACTCCATGAATGGGTTAAAGCATCTCTTTCTTTAGTTATAAATGCCTCGCACTTTGTATTGTCTTTAGATGCAGCTACATCTAGTTTTAATCTATTTCTAAAGGCTTTATTAATTGTATCAAAAACATGTTGTGGGGTTTCCCATTCAGATCTATAGTTTTCATGCATAACTGATTTATCCATTGGTAAAAGCCTCAAATGAATAAGGGAAATAAGTTTTTAATATCTCTCCTAATTGTTGAGCTATTTCTTGTACTTCTAACTGAGCATGACTATCAATACGCTGCTGATAGACCCGTAAAAAAGCCATCAGTGAGCCCGTCCAGATCCAAGAAGTATACATAGACTGAGGTAAGGCAATACGCGCTAATTCAGGAGCTATACCTTGAGCTAAAGCATGTAGATACCATTTTTTACAGATACATAACAAGTCTTGATAGTACGTAGGGATTTGAGTGATTCCTTCTCCTTCCCCAGTGTATAAAAGGACAGGTACTTCATTAATTACAGTTTCCCCTGAACCTTGTTTAATTGATCCTTCAGGGCGGCCCCTCCATTCTTTTGGCGTAAAGAATTTAGGCATGTCATCAACATATCGACGTGATACCTCATTGACAGCTAAACCAACTTGATGACGCTTGAGTTGCGCGGCTAAAAAAATTGGGACATTAACACGTACTTGTAATTGTGGATGTGCAAAAGGAGTCCAATGTTTATTTTTTGCAAGATATTGAATAAGTTTTCGATCTTTTTCAGATAATTGTTTTTGAGAAGTCATTGGGTTAGGGTATTCCCATTCACTTTTTTTATCGAAGGAGACTCTAGCGGCATCAACGACCATTAGGTCATCACCGAAATGCCCTAAATATTCAATCTGCATTTTTCACCTCTTGAGGCTCTCGTATAGCCCATTTCTTTTCGGCTTCACAATCGTTATGATTTGCACAAAGATCTTTACTGAGTTCTATCTGTACTTTTGTGGGTTGATAACGATGATGTTTCCAAACAGCTGGGATAGCTTTCATTCCTATCCAGGTTACAACTCCTAAAATTACAGGTATTAAAGGAAGTGCCATTATTTAATCCCTAATCTGATTTTATCTCTATCATTAAGAATTTTAGCACATTCCCCAGCGATAGCCATATAAGCTGCTCCATCAATATAATTATCTTGATGATTCTTATTAACAGCTACACGTGATATTTTAGCTAATGTCATGATGATAGATGCATCTATAGCAGTCATATTAGTTTTAAAATAAGCATTAATTAAGTCAGCAAAAATTGTTAAATTGTCAATAGGATCTCCATAGGTTTGATTTCGATCACCTGTAGTCAGTTTTAAAGCTGTTTCTAAAATTATTTGACGATCACTTTTATCTGGCATTGTTAAATTCCCTTCTTTACAGAACGTATACTCAATAACATGATCTTTATCATCTAAAATATTACAATTACAAATAGTTTTAATTTCATTATTATATTTATCATAATAAATTTTAAGATGCATTACTGACACGACTCCCCATCTTTATTTGTCTTAAACTGAATATTGTTATAGTCAGTAGAGCTACATAATTCGATTTTATCTACATTTAAAAATAATTTATCTAGTATATCATTAATATTATTAAGTACTTTCTTATCTTCATCTTTCATAACTACTGGCACGCCTCACAATCTGGCCCATTTTCTAATAAACAGGTTTCTACTTTATCTTGAAAATGAGTTGCCCCATAAACATTAGGATCAATAGTAGATTTTTCAACTTGAGAAGCGCCTTGACCGCGTAAATAATAAGTTGTCTTTAAACCTTTTTCCCAAGCATACATATAGAGATCAGCAAGATCTTTTCCACTATTGGAAGTCACATATAGATTTAATGATTGACTTTGATCAATATAAGGTTGGCGTACTGCTGCAAGATCAACTAAAACTTTTTGAGGAATTTCAAAGGCGGTTTTATATTTTTGACGTATCCATACGGGAATTTCAAGAATTTTTTGAATAGACCCATTATATAATTTAATCAAATTTCTTACATGATCATTCCATAAATTTTCTTTAATTAAATCTTCTACAAGGTATGAATTTACAATAGTAAATTCTCCAGATAGTTTAGATTCAGTATATAAATTACTAAATAAGGGTTCAATAGAAGGTGATGTACCAGTAATATGTGAAATAGTAGCGGTAGGTGCTATAGCAGTAAGATATGAATTACGTTGTGGGAATTTTTGATTTGATACATTCCAATTAAAATAAGCTCCTCTAATACTTGCTAAACTAATAGACTGTTTTAAAGCCGTTTTTTGTATAGTTTGTTGAATATCTTCCGCTAACTGTAATGCATCAAATGAGTCAAAATTAATATTTAATTTATATAAACAATTTTGCCAACCCATAATACCTAAACCGATAGGTCTATTTTCTTTATTTGTTCTTGCTGATTTATCAGTTGGGTAAAACATAATATCAATAATATTATCTAGCATATGAATTGCAAGTTTTGTAGTTTCCTCTAATTTATCAAAATTAAATCTTCCATTAATAATATGAGCTTCAAGATTAATACTTCCTAGATTACAAACTGCTGTTTCATCATCATTAGTATTTAATGTGATTTCAGTACAGAGATTACTTGAGCGAATCATACCTTTATTTTGTAATGGATTCGCACGATTACATGCATCTTTAAATGTAATCCAAGGGTGCCCGGTTTCAAAAATAGAAGTAATCATTTTTTTCCAAAGATCCCTTGCGGGAAGGGTTTTAACCGCGATTCCTTCTAATTCATACATTTCATAGACTTCATTAAATTTATCCCCCCATGTTTGAGTTAATAGCGGAGCTTCAGAGGGACAGAATAATGACCACTGATCATTATTTTTGACACGCTCCATAAAAAGATCTGGAACCCAATGTGCAGTATGGAGATCATGAGTTCGTCTGCGCTCATCCCCTATATTTTTTCTCAGATCTAAAAAGTCTTCAATATCAGCATGCCAAGTCTCAAGATAGACACAATGTGCGCCTTTGCGTTTTCCTCCTTGATCTACCGCAATAGCGATATCATTCTGTATCTTGAGCCAAGGAACAACCCCTGTTGACTTACCCCGCGTACCCTCAATCAAGCTCCCTGTTGCCCGAACTGAAGTCCAATTAGTGCCTATTCCGCCAGCCCATTTAGACATTTGGGCTTGATCTGCATAGCCTTCAAAGATTTTATCCAAGGAATCTGGAATATGCTGCACATAACAGGAAGCTAATTGTGGATGTTTTGTACCAGAATTAAAAAGTGTTGGAGTCGATGGCATATAAGAAAATGAAGCCATAAGATTATAATATTTTATAGCTTGAAAATCACAACTATTTTCATCTCCTAACGCAATCCCCATGGCGACACGCATAAAAAAATATTGAGGTGTTTCTAATAATCCACCTTCCTTCGTGCGTAATAAATATTTATCATATAAAATCCTAACTCCCCGATATTTAAATAGCTTGTCATAATCTAAATTAATAGCCTCTTCTAGTAATAGCCAACAAAAATTTTGATTTAGCTGCTCATCTAATAAATACATACTATGTGTGATTGCCATAGAAAATGGTAAATTAACTTCTTTATAAATTTTTCTTAATAATAATCTTGCTGCTACATAATCATAATTAGGATGTATCTCTATCAATTCTAATGCAGACATGATAGTAGCTTCAGCTAATTCTTTTGTAGATATACCATCATACCAATTAATCTTGCATTTAGCCGCAATTTCAGTCCAATCAACATAATCAAGATCTTGACAAGCTTCTTGAATTACTTGATTAATTTTAGATTCATCTAATAATTCTAAACCTGAATTTGTTAAAACGTTCATTAAAATCTCCTAGATCTTAAAATACTAGATAATTCTTGTTTACCATAGATAAATGATTGTACATATCTACAAAATAATTGTTGAATAGTAAATAATAAATAGCTAATAAAAATTAATAATCCAATAATTAATACTAATAAATAAATTATCATTTTAAATACCTTTAAAAATATGTGCAATTACATCTATAGTCCAACAAATAGACTTAAAACATTTACCATTCTAAAGTACCTGTACTATAATCGGTCACTGTAGTTTCAAAAAAATTCTTTTGTTTTTGTAAATCAATTGTTTCCGAAAGCCAAGGGAAAGGATTTTTAGCACCAAAAATAACAGGAAGTTTGATTGATTGGGCGCGACGATCTGTAATGTATTGAGAATACTGGATAAAAAGATCAGAAGATAATCCTAGAATCCCTTCACCTATCATTTCTTTGGCGTATCGACATTCTAACTCTGAAGCTTGCTTTAATTTTACATAGATATGTGCTTGAAAGTCTTGTGTCCATAGTTCAGGATTTTCATTAATTAACTGGTTAATAAATTCAATTCCAAAATTTAAATGTAAACTTTCATCACGTAAAATATATTGAAATTGTTCTACTGTTCCAGGTAAAAGGTTTCTTCTACTAAAACTAAAAATTGCTGCGAATGAGGTATAGAAAAAGATACCTTCCATTATGATATAGAAATCAATTAATGATTCTAAAAAATTAGAATCACTGTATTTAAGATTTTGATTTTGTAAACTATAGGCTAGATTAGTAACAAAATTATCTTTATTATAAATAGCATCAATCTGTTGATACTTATTAAATATTTTTTCCTCATCTAATCCAAGGGTTTCAACTATATGTTGATAGGAATGCGTGTGTATCGCTTCTTCATAAGCTTGGCGGAGTAAGTACATACGGCATTCAGGTGAAGTAGTACGAGAATAAACTCCCAAGACAAGATTGTTAGCGACAAGAGAATCCGCAGTCGTAAAAAATCCCAATGCTGTTTCAATGACATGTTTCTCATTATCTGTTAAAACTCCTTTTGCTTTCCACTGCTCAATATCTTTTTGCATATTGATTTCTTGAGGAAGCCAATGGTTAGAATTAGCTGCTAAATAGTATTGCCAAGCAAATTTATATTTAATAGGGTAAAGCTGGATAACATCATCTTTACCATTAATTAACCGTCTATCATTAATTTTTTTTGAGTAATCCACTTTTAAACCTCACCATTATATTTTATATAAAAACGATATTGTATAGGGATATTTATATATGAAATTGGGACCCCTGTAAAAATCGCAAGTATAGGTTTACATTGATTGTCTAAGGGGCAGTAATTTGTATGATATTCATCTGTTTCTATTAATATTTCATATCCTAGAATACTTCTAGAGATTAAAATTTTAGTAGGTATTCCTATAAAAGTATGAGTTTTTGCAAAATTTAAAAATAAATTTTTAAGTTTATTAGAAACTTCTATCTTCTTTAAAATACTACGTAGTGTTTTAAATTGTATTTTATTCATTTTAATCCTGTAGACCCGAATCCTTTTTCACCACGGAATGTAATAGTTATATCTACTTTTTCAATAAAATTAGCTTCTTCTACTTTAGCAAATACGATTTGAGCGATACGATCACCTTTATTAATAAGGAAAGATTGTGAGCCTAGATTGATTAGAGCTACTTTAATTTCTCCTCTATAATCAGAATCAATCGTACCCACCCCATTAGCTAGTGTAATACCTTTTAACGCTAATCCACTTCTAGCTCTGATCTGTCCCTCGTACCCTTTAGGGATTTCTAAAATCAAACCGGTTTCAATTAGTTTAATAGCTCCAGGTTCTAAAAGAAAACCATCAAATCTTTGTGTTAATGCAGCTTTAAGATCATAACCTGCTGATCCTTCAGTAGCTCTTTCTAGGTTTTGATATAAAGAATTTTCTAAATGTATAAGATTCACATTAATCATATTAAAGTCTCCATAAAGTTTTTAACTTCATCAAGAGATACAACTACAGCAGTCACTCCATTTGCTTTTTCAATTTTCTGTATCATATAATCCTGGAGAGGTGAGGTTTTACCTCCTGGGCGTTTAACCTCAAGAGCAAAGAACTGGCCTTTGTGACATCCGATGATGTCAGGTATACCTTTTGTTTGGAACGCGCCTCCATGGACTTTAAAACACCATGTATGATCTAAATTCTCTAAATAGTTAATGATCTTATTAACTATTAATGATTCTTTTGGTTTATACAGAGGCATTCTCAAGCTTACCTTTAATAAATTCTACTAATTCTAATTTATTCTGTAGCGCATAATAAATATCTTCATCAATAGTATCTGATACTAATAGATGAATATTAAAAACTTTTTGAGTTTGTCCTGATCTATGGGTACGCTTCACACTTTGTAAATAATCTGTTAATGAGTAAGGTAGAGAAAAATAGATATTATATCTTGATCTTACTAGACTTATTCCTGTTCCACCTGCTTTAATATTAGCAATGAGAACAGTAGTTTTACCTAATTTCCAATCCTCTAATTGATTAACTGAACCTGTTAACTCTGAATAAGATTTTTTATTAAGCTCACAAACTTCTTTAATAGCTTTGATATCATTATTAGAATTAGCAAAAATTACTAGAGGTTCATTCTCATCTATTTCATCAAATAATTCATGAAGTAATTCATGTTTTTCAGTATGAAGAGTATCTTCATACTCTTCTTTGGTATCATCATTTTTCCATTTAATACAACCATTGATAATATCTCTCAATCGTATATAACGATCAAGAATATTTTTAGTAACAATTACTTGTCCTTGCTCATTCTTTAAGATACCGTCTTTTAACATTTTATTATATAATTTAGTAACAGCTTTAGGCAAAGTTGTTTTACGAGTTAGGTCTGTAATTTCAGGCAAATCTTTCGATACTTCATCTTGTGATACAAATGCCCAATAGGGTTTAATCTTTTCTGAAAACTCATCAAGATTTTTGTAACCCATAATTTGATAGTTTTCGTATCCTCCCATATTACAATATCTATCTCTAAATTTAGATTTATTTTTTCCAAAAATATTACTATCTAAAAATTTAAATTGACCAAAAGCGTCATCATATCTTTCTGAGATAACAGTACCTGATAGACCATATCTATTAGAAATAGATTTCCCCAATAGTACACAAGCCTTATTTGCATTTGAGCCAGGATTTTTAATCTTGTGAGATTCATCTAATGTAATGGATTGAACCTGTTTAATATATTTTAAAATTAATTCAATATACGGGGATCTCCAGATAGTATTATAAGACACCAAAAGTATAGAGGGGTTCGAGTCTTGATAAAATTTTTCCAAAACTTCTATTTTTTTCTTTGGTGTCCCCTCTAAACTGTACATATTATATTTGGTGTAAGAGTGTTTTTCAAATTCTTCTGCCCAAACATTTTTAAGTTTAGGAAGACATACTACTATTGCTTTTGTAAAATTCCTATAGTTATGGATATCAATTAAGATTTTAGTCTTTCCTCCTCCCATTCCAATAGCAAACATCACAACGTTTTGATCAGCAAATTGATCATAAATACGTTGCTGATAGCTACGTGGTCTAGTTTTTGATAATAAGTGTTTCATACTAATTCAAGATGTCCTAAATCATAACCTACATGAATATCAACTTTTGTAGG